CAATCCCTCTATAATATTACCAGTTCGTATTTTATCTAGTATTTCAATTTGTTTTTTATAATCAATTAACATAGTTTAGTGTATTAAAAAGCCACGTTATATTTCAAACGTGGCATTAAATTAAAAAGGTAAATCATCTTCAGCTTCATTATCGCCATTTAGGTTTCCATTGTGGTTTAAGTTTCTATCATTCATAAACTCTTTTGAAGTTAGTTCCGTATTATTAGAGTATTTTGTCATCTTACAATAAAACTTATCGGCATCGCTTTTAGTCTTCATTACATCGATACTTAAAAACCCCTTATTTTCATTCAACGCCCACTCTTTATGCTCTTTCAAAAAAGCTTCAAAATCTTCAACCTTAATACCTATTGAAGTTACAATAAAATCATATTTCGATTTTTTAGGATACATCGAATTTACAAATACATTTTCCATTTTTAATTAGTTAAAAGTTTCTTTTTTATTTCATCTGTTACAATATACTTCGCTTCTAGTTTTTTAATATCATTACCCTCAACAGAAAGCCATTTTTTAGCATTAATAAAAGCAACGCTATTTTCTTCAAGTGTCGGCAAAGTTTCAACTTTTTTAACATCTTTATCGTGTTTATTAGTAGCATCAGCATCGGCAGTATCATCAATCAAAAGTAGATTTCCAAGCGCATATTTTTTACCATAACTAGAAGTGCTACCATATCTTTGTGGCATAGCCATACCTTTTTGTTCTAAATCTACGCCAACTATTGTCGAGCAATCAATCCTTTCAGAACTTTCACAATCCCAAATAGTAGCCACGCTTTCCATTATAGGGGGGTTTGCATTTAATAATCTTTCATTAATAGTAAAATATACTTTATAAGTTTCATTAAACGGCTTCAAAGCTTCTAAAATAGTTTCAGCGCTTCTAAAATAATAATTTCCAAATTTATTAAAAGAAGTTTTTTTAGCTTTAAATTCACATTGAATTTTAGATAATTTTTGTTTTAAGTCCATTAAAGGCGCATCGTTTATAGCAATTATAGTCTTACTCATTTATAATATAATTAAAGTTATACAATTTATTAGTGTTACAATTAGCGACTACAACGGCATCGCATACTTCTATGCTATTTGTTAGCCGTTCTATTTCATCCATTAATCTGGCGTTCTCAATTCGCAACGCTTCATTACTCAAGGTTAAAAAATTCACAAGTTCTTTTGTGCTCCAAGTTTCATTCGGTTTCATAAATTAAAATTTTAGTTATTAAATTCATTATGTTCATCGTAGAATAAACAATATTCTAATTCTGGAAAATAGCACGAATTATATCGTTTTACCAATTCCATAGCTACTTCATAGGTTAGGCCAGTAGTGTGTACATATCCCTCCTCTAAAATGCACCATTTATTATCCATTATACATTAAATAAAAAGTGAATAATAATTCTAACTGGAAAATAACCAGCTATTAAAAACGCAATAATAATCTGTTTCTTTTTTGTCATAAATTTTAGTTTTAGTGTTAAACAATACGTAAAGATATTAAAATATTTTTAATAACAAAATTTTTTGTAAAAAAAAACCTCGCCATTGCTGACAAGGTCTTCCTCTCCACTAAAACTGTAATTAACTTTTAACAAACTATACTTGTAAAGTAATATGACAAATATATGAATTAAAATTATATTTTCAAATTTTTATTAATATTTTTATAGTAGTCAATTTTTTCTATCAACTCAAAATCTTTTAATTTGAAAGTTTGTTTTGATGTAGCTTCTAAATTTTCTGCGCACCCACTTCCATAAATTTTGTTTAAATAGTGTCCGAATTTGTATTGTTCGCCATACCGAATAACATTACAAGCGTAGCATTGAACTTGACAATTTAACTCATTCCATCTAGTTGAATAATGTCTTCTTGACATAAAATGTCCGCATTGAAGTTTTTTCCAATCATCTTTTTTGCCACAAGTTATGCACTCCGATATTCCATTTTTCGATAATCTTGTTCTGATATAAATTGAAAATTCAGTATCAAGTTTTTTAACTAATGTACTTCTACTAGGTTTTTTTGCTTTTGTCTTCATAGTATATATATATAATATTATATAATAATATAACAAATATATAATAATATACATATAATATATCATATAATACCATTTTATAAAATACCCTCTACAACTTAAAATAAGCCGTTTTAAGGCACTTTTATGCTTTTTTATATTCGTATATTACTTTTAATCAATCATTTAACTGCCGAAAAATCATTGTAAAATCAACTATTTCCAGAGTAAGAATTTTCTTATTTTATTTACTCAATTTGTGAGCAAACATTTTGATTATTGTGCTAGGTTTGAACAACTTACACAAAATTCGTAATACAAAACCAGCGTTTGTAGTGTGTGGACTTTCTGCATAAGTTTGTGCAGATTGATCTAGTACGTCTTTAATTGGTTGTGGTATTTTGTCCAAGTCTGATAGTTTAATATTTTTCATAATTCGTTTTTCCGTTTATTCGTTTTGCTTTTAAAATTTGTTTTCTATTTACATTATTGGTGTATGAAACGTGAACCCAATCTGGCTCTTTTGAATTTCCAAATTCCCAAATTAATTGGTCGAAGTTTAGATTGTCTTTTATGAAATTAAAGATATCTTTATTTGATATTCCTTTCACATTTGACATATCAATATCCATCGCTTGACCACTACAATGTTGGCTGGTTATTGACCCCTTAATTGCTTGGTTTAAATTAAAGCTTCTGAATACCGAAGTCACTTTTATTGGCATATCAAAATGCTCTCTAATTGGCTCAAAAACTTTTTCAGCTAAAAGCTTCATATTTTCAATATGCGTCTTATTTGGATTGTTATTTACAATACCTAATTTTTCAGCAGTTTGAGAATATGTACATTCTTTTAACGAAAGGTGTTTACTTATTTGTGTCATCTTTTTTGGTTAAAATTTTAAAAATCATTATCCCAGTATATACTATGGACATTGCCAGTAGTATTAATTTCATAGTGCTTTCAATGTTAGTAAATGACAAACCAAATACTGAACCATTTACTGCATAAACTTTAATTTGCTCTTGTGTCATTTTTTATTTTCGCTTTTTAAATAAGCTATCATTTTTTTAATATTTTCTAATTTAACATTATAAACTTCTTTTACAATGTCTTTTTTATCGTTTTTAGCTATCTTTTTGTCTTTTTGGTACATTCTTATAACTTTATAAATATCGTTGCTTAAATCGATTAATTTACAATACCCAAGGTGCTGAACTTGGATTTCGGTCTGGGAACATATCTGCATTTTTATTTAACCAATATTCGGGAAACTTTTGCGCTCCAAATATTCCCATATAATCTACAAATCTTTGACAATAAAAATCGCCAAAACCTCTATGCTTTTGAACTAACAAATCAAGTTCCTCTTTTGAAGTGCTTTCTGAATTATCAGTACGATGTTTAAATACTCCCCCATTTCTAATTTGATAATTAGCAAAAGGCAAATAATCAACCATAGCATAATGAATAAGCATAGGTTGAATATAATCTACAACCAAATCTAAATAATCGCCAGTTAATGTATTTGTGTTTATTTTATCAGTTATTGAATTATATAATTGTGTACCTAAATAATTTTGAACGTGCATTTGTTGTGCAATTTTGATAAAATTAATAAACAAATCAGTATCTACATTTCCATTTAGAATTGTATTTTGTTTTAGGTCGTTCGGTGTTATGAATAATGTTGTTGCCATATTTATTTATTGTATCGCCAAAAATCGTTATACTCACTTGCAATTTGTGCTACTTCTGGCGGATTGGTTGGAAATTCAAACTCGGCTCTCATATTTGGTAAAATTTCTTTAATAATTCGCCTTGCTTCATTTACTGAAATTTCTTGGTCGTTTATTTGCATAAAGACTTTACGCATCCACCAATGCTTACAATTTACTCCCCCTTTGTATAAAAATAAATTATAACTATTTGCACCATTTATTCCAAAACCAGCATTATTATCAAGGTCTTGGTCTAAATCTTCATATCTGTAAAGTAAATTAGCACTCATCATTTTTTGACAAAATTCACGTTCTGGGTTTGGGTTTCCTACATATTCATAACGTACTTTAAATAACAAATTGTCTTGTACACTATCTTGATTTGCAGTACTAGGAATAACACTAGCCAAACTTAATTTTTTAAGTTGTAAATTTAATTGCTTATCATTTTCATTTGATGGTCTAATATCTATTAACATCCAATTTTCGGGTTTATTTTCGCCCTTTAAATTAGCCAATATATCTTTTGCTAATTGCGTTTCCATTTCTGGTATAGCTTTTAACGTATTTTGAGTTGTGTTTAAGGTATTATTTTCTTCAATTGGTGTGATTGTAGATTGTTCAAAATCTAGTGGTTGTAAAGTCTTAAAATAAAGTTTTAATGAAATGTTATTAAAAGCCAATATTTCATTAAAATATTTAATTAATAAGTTTTGAAATGGTCTGATAACAGTATTATCCATTAAAATTGAAGCCGTTTTTAATTCATCAGCGTTATTTCCAAAACCAGTTTGGTCTTTAATTCCTAAAAGCATTGGACTAATAACTCTATGCGCAACCATTATTTTTCTCATACTTTCATCTGAAAGGAATTGATATTGGTTATGTGCGTCACTTAATTGAACTGGCTCAATAGATGAAGAAAGTGTATTGTTGTCATTAAAAGATAATATAAAACGCCCAGCGTTTGAAGTTCCGCTAAATTTTGCTTGTATATCTCTTTCTATTTGTCTTTGCTCATCTTCAGTAGGTGTGCCGTTATTAAAATTAATAAGCATAGATGGTGCCATACCATTCATTACGTTGTTTAAATGGTAATTTGAAATTTCTTCTTCAAGTTCGCAATATTGTAAACCGCCTTGATAATCTACTGGGGAATAATAATAAAAGCCAGTTTTGTAT